CCTCCTTCACCACCGCCCAACATTCCTAGCATAGACTTCTTTTTCTGTTCCTTTTTCATTTTCGAGACATCATTACCAATATCCTCTAAAGGAACTGCTATTTCTTTAAATCCTCCTTTAGTAAGCCTGCCTAAAAGAGTTATCTTGCTCAAAAGATTAGATAGTAACTTTATACTCTTTTTAGAGTCTTTCTTTGATAATTCTTCTTCTATTAGTTCTTCTTTTTGAGTACTAGAAAGTTTTTCTATAGACTTAACAGTAGCCCCACCAAATTTAATAGAGGATTCGGCTATCGATTTGACTCGAGATAGTGTCTTCTTCCCGAAAACGAAGCCTGTCATAATCAGTTTAGGGATAGCAACTAAACCTTTAAATCCCTTGAACATCAATTTGGGGATAGCGATTAATCCTTTAAATCCTCCCTTAGTAAGCTTGGTCAGAGTCTCTATAGTTGTTCCAGTCCCTAATACAGATTTAGTTAGATTATCTAGTATTACAAATGAAGGACCAAAAAAGGATTGGCCTAAACCAGTTACCAGCTCTTCTGTTATTTCATGTGATGCTATTTTCTCTCCAAGCTCATTCATTCTAGGAACAGCAATACTCAATTTTCTGAGAAGGAAATTGAGCGTACCTGGCTTTCCACCAGTCTTACCTCCAAAATTATCCTCTAGTCCTTCTTTAATAGCGTCTGGAATGTCCTCAAGATTCTCTGCTTGTTCTTTTATCTTGCTAAGCATCTCTTCTTGAGTTGCTAGACTCTCTTTATCTACCTTTACAGAACCATCAAGGAGAGACTGAGTATAAGAACTAAGGCCAGATATCTCTTTAACAAGCTTGCTATTATTTTCGTCCAAAGACTTATATGCCTGTTCAAAAGATCCATACTGATCTTTAACAGAATCTAATACTGAACCTAATCTCTCAGACATATCAGTTAGAAGCTCTTTAACATCAGACTGAGCACCAAGATACTCATGCATATCTACACTAGCTGCCTTAGGTGCTTCTGGAGTAGTAGGTTTAGCTAATGGTTCTCTCTTTATTTTGGCCTTCGGACCTGCTAGTTCCCCTTCTCTCTTCGTTAGAAGTTCACTCCTATTAGCCTTTTTAGTAGCTCTTAAAGCTGAATATTCTTTTCTAGCTGCGGAGATTTCAGTCTGAACTCTAGCAAGTTTACGTTTATTTACGTCTCTATCCAAAGAGAGCCGTTCTTGTCTTAGGACAGCTAACTTTTTCCTTATTTGGGATATCTCATTTCTTATGTTTCCTCTAGGATTCTTAATTTCTTGTTCTGGATAGTCGTCAAACTCAGCCATTATTACCTCTCGATTGTTTTACTTCTTGCTTTCTTTTCTTCTTCTCGTTGATTTACGAGCATATCGTAGAACCATAAAAATTCTCGATAATCTAACTTATCTGTATCGATGGGAGTCCCTCCCATCAAATACCAATTATAGAATTGCCTTTCTAAAATGTGCCTCAGCTTCGCTCCCCAGCCCGAAGAGGATGTCTGAACGAAAGGGTATCCAAAATAGGACCTCCTCTTCACACGCACTGCAGCGTGATGTCTGAAATCTACTAATTCCATGCTCGTAAAGGGAAAGGAAAGTTCTAATAAGCCCAATATCGTCTATGCTAGCCTCGTTCTCTAGTCTTTTGATACGTTTTTCTAAAGACGTCCCATCTGCTATTGCCGCAGCACATCTGGCAATAATATCGTCCCCCTCCTCAATAACGCTAATATTGTCTGCTACTCTTGGTAATCTTAGGTCTACCTGACCAAAAGATGTTTTTATAGAAATTGGTTCTTTATAGTCTTCTTTGAGAGTAACAGGGATGAGTTTTTGGAAATCGACCATAGCAGTAAATACTTTCTTACACTCTGTACATGTTACAATAAAAGAGCACATAGGAGAGACTGAATTTACTCGAACTGAAATTACTGTATAGTCGAAATCGGAAACCGTCAGTTGTTTAGCATCAAACCCTATTAGTTCGCTTATAATGTCTATAAGCGTACCGTAATAGAGTCTGTCTGGTTCTGAAATGAGTTTCTTCATATCAGCTACAGTCATCGTAGATGCTGCCAACTTTTCGGGATAGGAGGGTATTAAACCATTGGTAGGTAAATTGATAGGGACAACTTTAGGCGATCTGCTCCTCCTCTCCTCTGCTATCCGGCTATAATTCTTACCAGTCTGCTGCGGAGGGAGTTGTTGCCCCAAATTGGTGGGAGAACTTTCTAGAGAACTTAATTTGGCACTTTTTTGTTCCATAACACTGCCCTTTCTTAAATTCATTAAATTTTTAAAACATCTTATACTATTTATTGTTGGCTAACTACCATTCTATGGAGTCGCCACTCAAATCTATATCGTATATTAAAACATCAGAAGCCTCACTTGTAAGTGCAGGATGATTAATCTTAGTAGGGAAATATCCTAGATACTTTAAAGATATCGAAGGTTTCCCTTCAGAATCATAGAGTTGAATTACTATGTTCTTTTTATAATTAACTGGTGGATAGTGGTATCCCTCTGGGTGAAGAATTAATTTCTGCCAAGCATTAAAATACTTTCTAGTTTCTCCGTCTTCACCTTCTATTGCACGCATAGTAATAGTACTAAGATCATTGTTCAAAGCGTAGTACCACTTGGTATTTCCAACAGGAGTAGATTCTGAAACAAATTCTGTTGTTGGGAGGGTTGGAATTTCTATAATCCTATTGGATACCAGTTCACTATTCCCTCCCGAAATAGTAGGAAGGACTACATCCCACCTGAATGAGAATTGAGGAGCTGGAAGATACTGCCCTATGAACTTTGTAATATCCAAGGATATATCTCCTACTGTTTAGTAAAGATAGAATAATCGTACTGAAAGGTAGCGGTTATTTCAATAGGATCAGAAGAATCGTAACTTAGAGTTATTGCTCCTAAGTTCTCCAGCTGCGCTCCTTTAAGCGTCCATTTACCAATATACGGATTGCCAGCTTCTCTACTCATCATTTCTAATACTATATCCGTTGTATACATTCTCTTTCCAACAGATGCTCCTGTTCGTCTATTCAGGATTAAATCTTGCCAGTTATGTAGAGTACTATATACAGGGAGATCTACACTATCCCAAAGAGTCATTTCAAAAGTATGACCGGAAGCATCTCTTCCCTGAAATTTTACCTGATGAGCTTTCCAGTTTATAGTTACTGTTTCTGTTACTTTATCTGGAATACTAGTAGTTTTAGCCCTAAATTTTAGGGCTTCTCCGTCTCCGCCTCCCGGAGGATTCAAAACGGATACTTCCCAAAGGAATTGATGAGCTGGTTCGGACAATCCTCGAAGATCTTCAATATGTAAATGACCAGACATAGTTATCCTCCTATAGGTTATGCGGCAGGTAGAAGAACTTCCTCAAAGCTAACAGAAGTTCTGGTTATTATCACATTAAGCATAATAAATCTGGCCGGAATTACTGGTTTAACGTAAAGATCAACAACCATTATACCTTGTTCTATTACTACTCCGGTATTATTCGTCTCGTCACAGACAGCTTTATACTCATAATATCCAAAATTTGCAACCTGCTGATCCATGTAACCTTCCACTAAAGAAGTTACTTGAAGTCTCTTATAATGAGTATTAGCAGCGAATAAGAAATAATCTAATGTTGTAGCAATAGCCTTTTCGGTAGTCATTAGTATTCTTCGTACTCTAATACTACTTAGAGCACTAAGCTTCTTCTGCATCGTCTGCTCGTCCCAGGGAACTATACCGCCAGCATGTTTTCTAATTGGATTGATCTGAGCTTCAGCTAATGTCTCTCTATCGCCCTTACTGTAGTTTACTTCGACATCCAATACCGGCAAAATAGCAACTTCCAAACCAGCAGGAGATTCATTAGTTGAAGAATATACTGCTCCCATATATCCAGAAGATGGTATATACAATCTCTTATCATTGTACTGGTCGTATATCTTTACCCAACCAGAATATATAGCAGAGTAAGAGGAATTGATAGGAAGATTGCTATTTCTCCATGCTGCCTGTTGAGCAGCTGTCTTACCAAATATACCATCCAAGACCGCCATACAGTCTTTTCTCGTTGAAACTAAATCGTTAGCATGAACATGCAGAGCTTCAATATCAGCTTCGGTAAAAAGAGCTGAACCTGAAGACATCCAACCACCAGACATGAGAATATTAATACTATAAACCTCAGTATTAGTAAAATCATCCATAGCAGTCATTATCTGACCTGGAGTAACAGCACTCCCATTACTTCCATTCGTCAACCAGACAATAGAAGTATTTTCTTTTGGCATATACTGAGGATCATCTCCAGAAAGAGTAGTCCTGTCCAGGATAGAAAGATATTCACTGTCTTCGAATACTTCTCCTATATAGATAGACTTTCCATAGCCGTCCACAGCTAGGGGAGCTCTACTACATAAGAACTTCTTTACTTCTGTTGTTGTTTTTCCATTTCTTTCATAGAGAGTAATATAGAACTGAAGATCATTGAGATATCCTGTTCCAGTAGCAGTAACACCAGCCCAAACTGATTCCAGCTCTAAACTAGTATTATTAGTAATACTCTTAATCTTAAGAGAAAAGATAGATTGTGCTGTAGGAAAGATATAATCTCCAACAGCTACTTCAGTTAGAAATAGAGTACCAACTCCGGTAACTGTTGCACTACCATTTGTAAAGGTAAAAGTGCCTGTCAGTTGAGAATGATTATGAGTTATCTTAACTCCAAGATCATTATTGTATGTTCCTGGATCCGGTCCGAACAGGGCAAATACAGCATCCGCATCGTCCCATGTATAGTTATCTTCAACTGGTTCTGGGCAGCCTCCTGGTAGGTCTATCCCAGCAGTATCCAGAGCTGAACCAAGTCCTGGAACTTCTACTCCACCATACAGAGCACCATTGATAGTTCTTCTACAGTATAACCTATTCCCTTTGGAAAGGAAGGATAGAGCTGTATAGTGAAAGTGATTATTTAGAACAGGCTTCCCATAATAATTTATAAAGTCTTTAGTATTCGTCATGAGTGTGGGCTCCAAAGGACCTTTATTAGAAGGTCCGACCACGCAACCAACGCCAGTGGCAACCGCACGTATAACTGTGGATAGATCTATTTCAGTTGTATAGACATCTGGTGCTATTGGAGACAAAGAAAAAGCAGGCATGTAGTGCCCTCCTATCTTTTTATCATTATTAGCTATTTTATCTCTTCTCTTTCAATAAGCACTTTTCCATCGAAAGAGTACATACTTTTGATTATTGTTTCAATACGTTTAAGTTCTGTACTAGAAACTATAATAAACCCTTGTACTGTTAGATTAGTTTCAAAATAATATACGCTTTCTCTGGTCATATCCTCCCCACCTTCTTCCACATCTTTATGGATGTCGTCGGATAGAACGAGTGGGAGTTTTAGAGACTCCTTAAGAAAACTTATATTCATCATTGGCTTATTAAGTTTTGTTATGTAGAATGTCCTCTCGTAGTCGTCTAAGAGATCTTCCCTTTTAGCATAAATTCTTATCGTATATGCAAAGTCGCAAGCGATAAGTTTTATGTTCATCATAGTTCCGTCAGTCATCTCTACATCTATTCCCGATCTAACGAGAGCCATATTAAGAGGGGCTCCTGGCCTTGCTAATCCTAAAGAGGAGTCTGTTCTCCAAAATACTAAATAAGGAAAGAAATCAGCCACTTCAGGACCTTTTTTGTTGGCCTGTGTCCTTCTAATTTTATCAGAAGCAGTATAAACAACGTTGGTGAGATTAAAAATGTCCTTTAACTTTACAATTAGGCCATCTTGAATTATATGATACATTAGCCATTTCCTCTCCTTTATAGAAAGATATAATGGGTAGCCACAATACTGTGAACTACCCATCATTCAAAACTTCTGACTGCCGGGCAGAGTTTATCGATACTATTTCCGAATTTGTCGAAGCAACCTGCGAGCTAATACTTTATGACCTTTTGATGCTATCTGATTAGCTATCGCTTTTATCTTCGCTTTCTGAGTGGTACTCAGAGTTACTTCCTCTTCTGCTGATTCTTCTTCCGAACCACCTTCCTCATCGCCAGCTTCTTCTTCACTTATCTCTAAATCCTCCTCAGCTCCTGCCTCTTCTTCGCCTTCCTCTCCTTCACTAAGAATCTGGTCTTCCTTAATGATATCTTCATTAATTCGTTCCATAAGTTCAGGAGCGGTTTCGTCCTCAATTGCTTCCATAAAAATTTCTTTCGCTATGGCAGGCTCACCACGACGAGCAGCTTTGTAAGCAATAACTAAAAGTTTTGCTGATCTCATATTGATCGCCCTCCTAATAACCTATAATTTTTAAAAGTTAAGGAAAGGGCATCATTGCTGATGCCCTTTTAATTCATTCAATTAAATTTGTAAAGACTAGATTCTTTGGCCTCGGCATATTGCTCGGCTATTTGCAATTGCCATACCCTCAACCTGATACAGAAACCATCCACGATACGGTTGTGCGACATGGAATTTATTTATCGGTTCAGAGGTAAGCTCTGTTCTCTGAGTGATCCCACCAAGATTCTGGGGAGAACCACAGAAATAGATCTGACCTTCGCTAAGAACTTTAAGGTTTGGTTCCCTGAAAGCATCCGTCATGATCGAGACGCCCAGGATATCTCCGAGGTACCCTTCGGTAATCAGAGTATATTTTGAAACTTCG